AGCCATGTCGTAATCAATACCAAGCATCTGTATTGAGTTAATCGTGTCTCTAATGCCGTTTTTTTCTTTAATGCTTTGTGCGCCCTTGTTAATCATTTTCAGGACTTCAACAAGCGGCTCACCCGCCTGAGATGCTTTAAAAAGGTCAACACCTAACGCACTAAATAACCCCATGTTAGCAGGTAAGATGCCGTATTTAATCTCGGTCATCATCTTACTGAGCATTTGCATTGTGCTAACTGCCGATTTAGCATCGCCGCCTGTTTGCTCAATGGCCATTCCCCACTCTTTTAGGGACTCAACGCCTGTTCCTAAATTATTAGATGCGCGGTAAAGTTGGCTGTTAGCTTGGGTAATACCACCAATCCATGATGCCATGCCGCCAAAAGTCGTAGCAAAGCCAAAAAAAGAGACGGCCTGTTTAGTCATCTCTTTGAAGTTATCAATACTTTCTTTTTGCTGTTTGCGCTGTTCGATGTGGTCACGATTGCGAGCCTTGCGGGTGCGCTCTTGCTGCTTTTCGCGTTTATCTTCTTCTTTTGTCACGTCCTTTGTGTTTTGACGTGTGCGGTCTAGTGATTGATTCGCCTCACGATTGCCCTGTGTAAAGTTTTGAGCATTTAAACCAAGCGTTACGACTAGCGCATCAATCACTGTTGCCATTATTTCTTACTCGCTAAATAGTTATTGTACGCATCGACTGAGATAATCTCGACTAAATCATAAGCCTCTGCCATACCGATAACTGTTTTTAAATCGTGCAATGTTGCATACCGTTTAGACACTATCAAACCAATGATGCGCGGTATATTAGCATAACCGATTTGAGGCACGTTTGACGGCTCTATATAGCCGTATTTTGGGTATCTTCGGTATCTAAAAAATTTACATGAAGCCCTATCACCATTTTACGCAAGGTCATGATGGTTTTCACTTCTTCAATATCTTCATTAACCAATGCGCGCCTAATGCCTGATTTCTTATCGACAATGATTTGTACACACATCATTAAATCATCAAGCACAGGTTTGATTGCATCGTAATTCAATCCTTGCAACAATCTAAACCCATAATGAGCAATATCTTGCATTGATAAGTCGTTGTTTTGTATTTTCTGAGTTAAATCACTTGGTAATTCGGGATTGTTTGAGAGCAAAAGCAATCCTAATTTAATAGCAAATGATTCAGCATCAAAGGCCGACATTTCGGTAATAACAAAGGTTTTGTTAAAGTCTCGGTTATTGTCTGATACTGTGTAAAATTCTTCACGTCTAGCCACGTCATTATCCCCACGATAATATCCCCCACTGATAATAACTAGACAGGTTATGTGGGGCTAACTTTTCGCTTTTGCTAGTCTAGTTAATTCGATTAAATTGCGCCGACTTCAATTGTCTGCCATGTGATTTTATAGGTCACAGGCTGCAACAATTTCTTAGCATCGGGTAACGGCTTGTACTCGGTCAAAACACCTTTAACACAAGCATAAGAACGTCCGATTGCAGGCAATGCGATTGTTGCTGACAATTCAAAAATATCTCGCGCTTGACGCATAGCCGCAATCAAAAATTCAAACTTTTCAATAGACGGGCTGTCAGGTTGAAAAGTGATAGTCATAACTGTCGGATTAGGCACATAACCCGCCGACAATTTACCATCAACACCCATGACGGTTTGAGCAATCTCAACCACATCAGCCATAAAACTGTCGTCTGTTGCATAACCCTCTAATTTCTGAGGGATAGGAAACAAAGAGCCGAACGAGAGCATAAAAACACTATTAGCACTGGTAATGTTCATAAATCACCGCCTTATAACACGTTGTAAGAATTTAAGACGATTTGTTGAACTGCACCACCGTCTGTGTACCAAAAGTTGATTATTGGCGATTTTCGTAAGCCCCTATCCTGTGCGCTTGGCTGCTTAATCTGCAAATAATAACCGTCTGTTTGCAAAAAGTTATCAATACGCAATCCCGCCTGAGTATTAACCTGTGTTGCTTGTGCGCTAGACAGTGCAATACCTGTACGAATGATACCGCTATTTAAGCCCTCTTGAATAACAGGCTTTAACGATTCGCGTAATTGAGTTTGACCAACTGTGCCATAATCCACCGCGTTTGCAGAATCAAGCAAAGTTGCACCCGCTAAACGGAATTGGCTATTGAGATAGATTTGATTCACATAAGAATCTAACCACACCCAACGCCCTGCAATGTTGCCATTGTAGAACCAGTTAAAATCATTACTACCCTCTGTATAAGCAGCGTAGAAGTTATAACCATTGCCAATCAAATTAGCTGCAATCTGTTCGCCATTAACGTTGATTGCCAAACCTGATTGATGTTTGAATGCAAAAGTGATTCGACCATTAGTTGCACTAAAATCAACGCTTGCAATCGTACCCGCTAAAAACGCGGCAATGTCTCGCGCCATAGCAACAACACTTGAACCCGCATCGGTAGCAACGCTTGGTTGACCACTAATACAGACAGTCCCATCAAACTTGCCGTCTATTAAATAACGCCCCATTGTTGCGCTAGAGTTGGCCACAATTGCGTTACTGTCGCTATCGTAACAAATGTATAAATAACGTTGATTAGTGTTGTTTGACCATGCGCTATAGAGTTTTTTCTCTACAAGCAATGGCTCATAATCAGTGGTAAATGTTGACCAATTTTGACTGATACTTAAAACGCGGTCTAATACATCACTTGGCGTTTCTGCATCAATACCTTGACTTAAAATTGCACCTGTCGCTTGAGTCAATTTAAGGCTTGTCGCGATTGTACCTGTAGCATAAATCACCGTCTTACTAACACCCGCGCTTGTGCTTGTCACAACAAAACGCTGACGCTGTGAATCATAAGTCACGGCAAAATCGGGTGAAGTAAAAGCGGCTGTAATAATGGTAGCGGCATTGCTAAAACTTGTCGCGGTGCTTAAATTGATAGAGCTAGATGTATTGGCAACACCCGCAATCGTGACTATTAAAGTACCTGTATAAGTTTTAAGTGTGTCTAAATCAACATTGGCCAAAGACCCACCGAAGATACGCCCGTTATCGTTCGTGTCGGCATAATGAGCAACGTATAATGTACTAGGTAACTGTGTTGCACCGTCATAGCCTTTAAAATAAATATCGGCCATTTGTGCAATCGTATCACTAGAGCCAAAATAATCGCTCACCGCATTGGCTGAGTTAAACTGTAGTAAGTTTTGAGCGGGTACAGCATCGTTTTTAGTAATCAATACTAAATTTAAGGCTAAAGGATTGCCGCCCGTCCCGACCACATCGGGATTCACTTGAACAATGGTACTAATAGGGATAGAAGTCATAAAACACCCTCAATAACTGGATAAATGGTAGGAGCGTTTAACTCTACCGCTAATTGTGTATTGACCGTGACTGTCGGGTCATACTGCAAATAAAGCATAATCATAAACCTTTTTTCGTACTGCATCGCATCATTGACAAAAACAATTTGCTTTGGGTCGTCACAATATAAAGGTTTTATGTTTTCAGGAAAAGAATCATAAGCAAAAGCATCACGAAATAGGGTGCTTATAACACTTGCTTGATTTGATGCGGTTTCGCTATAAATATCAACCTGTATTGATATTTCTGTTTTTTGGGTAATTTGTGAGTAATCGCCGTCTATTAGGTCTAGCGTGTCTGTTTGTATGTTTGTGGCTAATCGTGATTGTGTGACTATTTGCATGGCTGCATAATTAGTAACGGGTGGTGCAACTAAATTATCTAATGCTTGAATAACAGAAAATCCACTGGGCAAAACAGTTACCAAAAAATCACCAACGGCTTTCAAAACATCTGATTGCGTAATGCTAGGTATCATGTGCGCCCCTGATTATAACAAATAGCAATTTTACACCAATCAGGCCATTGTTCTAAAACCTGAACGACTAACCATGTTTTACCATTAAATGTGACTTTATCACCACCTTTGCCTAATCCGCGTACAACCCCATCAAACTCACCGTTTACATAAATTGCGCCTAAGTCGCCCTCTAAATTCAAGCCATTTAATTGTTCTAATTCTTTCGCGCTTAGATTTTGGAATTGACCGCTTTTTGTTACGGTTGTAAATGTCGGGACTCGTTTATAATCCGCGCTCTGTGTAAAACCTGAACTAATAGAAAAAACCATATCAACAAAGGGATTGACCGCACTGATTGCACCGCTAGTGATTTGGTGTAGGTTCATTCTTTTTTACCATAATCATAATCGACACTGTTGAGCATATGCCCTGAGTCAATCAAAGGTTTGTTAAAACCCTTTCTTGCAATCGTGTCAGGTGAATTTGGTGGCGTAGTCCAGTCTCTAATTGATTGCTGTAACTGCCCTCTGATTCCCTCACCCATTAACTGCCACGTTTTATCAATATCATAATTATTATTAGCCAAAACTTGGCCAATGCTTACTGCCCAATTAGGCTTTTTATTCTTAATCATTGTCCGAAAATATGGCCGCATTGGTACGCCTTTCGCGCCGTACTCATTTTTAGCTGCTACTTCGGGTACACCTGTACCATCGGGATATGTTGCACCCTCTAAAAAACCAACTCTTAAAATACCTGCGTCTTGTATCTTTTTAGCAATGCTTTGCAAATAACTTTGCATATCACCGCCACCCGATAAAGAAGCCATTTAACCACCTATCAAATAAGGATTGACGGTTGACGGGGCTGAATAGGATTGCCCCCTACGGTAAATCATTTGACGATAGGGTGCTGTTGCATTCCAATATGCCGCGCCGTATTTTGTCTGTAAATACCACGCTTGATTGTTGTTCGTTTGTCCATAATCTGTACCTACGCTAACACTTCCCTCTGTCGCTGAATTGATACGCCCAACAAGTCCATTCGGTTGTTGTCCGTTTGCACCAACATTTAAAAATGCGATATGAGCAACTAGCATATTTAACAATATGCTTCGCTGCCCAACATCTACAACGCGAGATGACTCGGTATTATTTAAGAGCATTGTCGATTCATCAAAAAACATCTGCAAAACATCGTCCTGAATCGTTGAGAATTCAGGATAACGGACTTTAAATGTTGTCGGATTGAATGTGACAATGCCCATAACTAATCTGCCTTAAATGGTTCAATGTTTTCTTGCTTTGCTTTTGGGTCTAAGAACTCAAAACCTGTTTTTTCAGATTTGCGCTCTTTAGCAATCGCATCGACATTTTTAACGACCTTATCAGCAAACACCATGCCGTTTTTAACAAACGCAAAGTCAGCATGAGCTTTTACCCAAGCGTCCCAAAATTCTTCGGGGACGTTGTGAGTTAGCGCATAGTGATTGAATAAAATCAATGTTTCACCATCACCATGCTGCGTACTGTTCAAACCCTTAAACGTGATAGCTTGGTCGCCCACTTGAGCAACCAAACCATGCGGCAATTTACACCCCACTGTAACTACTGCACCCATTTCTTACACTCCAAGCATCTGTGCGATGCCAATAGGATAACGAATGATAGCACCCCAAGTACCACAGGATTTTTTCTGCTTGTAACTTGACGAACCAACAACAACGGCATGAGCGCGCATTTTTTCATTAAATGCAACTTCTGCCACTTTCTTACCGTCTAAACTGTCAACAATCAACTGTACTAATTCACCACTGCCTGTACTGTATTCAGGAGCAGTTTCAAAGCGCATATTTTTGAAGTTAGTATTTAACAACACTTTGACGTTGTTGTTAAATTGGTTTGTTTTGTTTAAAGCTAAAGCTGCGGTCGGCGACATGGCCA